AATTATCAGATGAGTATACGCGAGTATTTTCTATCAATCCTGGAAGAGTTCTAGAATCGGTAGAAGTTTTCATACTCGTACCAGTCTCAGTCCTAGGATTCATAAACTGCAAAGCCCTTTGCTTTTCTAAGAACGTATCCCCTTTTGGAGTATTTAGAAATGCTTGAATTCTTCTAAAGTCTATATCGTTTGATGGATAGTTTCCACCTCTTTTTGGAAAATCAACTAGAGATTTATCACTTGTTTTAATATTTCCAGGCTGGGCAGTACCATCCATATCAAAAGTAATGAATGGCTGTCCTGACCAACCTCCTCCAGGCTTGTCACTTCCAAAAAGCAAAGATTTTAATCCTGTCTTTAGATTTCCTATACCGTTAAATCCACCTCTTTCTGAAACAGACTGAACTTGATCTAGTCCTATATTTGCTTCGTTTCTTCTATAAAATGCTGATTGGTTTATTGATGGAAGTAAGTTAAACTTCTTTTGAGCAGGTACATTTTCAGGTGTATAATCAGTATGTACAGTAGTATCTTCCTGGTTATTATAAGACCAGTTCAGATCTGTGTATATAGATTTTAGGTTTACTAAGGCCATTAGGTTTATTTATTTTGATGGTTGTCCTGGGAAAGAATAACTTTTTATAGAAAAATATTGACCTCCACTATTATCTACCGGTGCAGTTGATAACCCATTTTCAAATGTTTGTACATGTAAAGGTTGACCATCTACTGTAAACTGTGGTTTCATGTATACATTTACAGGTTGATTAGTTTGAGTAGTTGGTTGTTGACTTGAAATATTTACATTTGGCGTAATTTGATTTCTTACAGCATTATCTGATACACTAATAAGATCTTTAAATTCATCAGCGGCAAAATTTGCTGCATATGCTGCCGCTCCCATCTTTACTCCTCCTGTAATAAGAGCTGCTCCAAGTACAGGATTACCAGTCGCTATAGCTATTAAGCCTGCTGCCCCCTGAGCAGCGGCTAATAATCCTAAAAATATAGCAGTACCTTTTATTACTTTTTGTATAGTATTTGGCAAATCTCCAAAAAATTTTACTATACCTTTTACAAATCCTTGAATCTTTCCTACTATTTCTTTAATTTTTTCTGCGTTATTTAGTAGATTTAAAAATTTTGTTATAGTCTGACCTAATTCACCTTCAAGCATTTGACCAAGAGTATTTTTTACATTTTGCATGAAAGTATCAATCTTTTCGGCCATAGAAGCATTCAAATATTGTTGTGCTCCTGCAGCTTTCATTACTTCAACTACCTTCTCATGACTTTGATATTGATCCATTAATGCTTTATACATCTCAGAAGAACTTAAAGAAGCATCAAGTCCTAATCTATTTGCTATCTGTTGTTTCTGTATAATTTCAGCAATTTTATCTGCACTCATACCCAAAGCTTCAGCATATGCCTCTTGAGCAAGTGTATTCATATTATTCCACTTATCAAGAGTAGGAATCCTTCTACCAATCTCTTCCATCATACCTTTAGTATCATGAGCAAGAGCAAGTCTTCTTAATTGTTGGAGATTTAAGTCTTCTCCAGTAAACATCTGAGCTTCAAATTCTTTAGATATGCTAGACTCAAAATCTAAAAATTGACTTGTAGTACCCTGTATATCATTAAGTTCGACTCCTAATTTTTTAGCATTAACCACTGCTTGTACTAAGGCTGGAATATTTCCTTTAAAGTTCATCAAGACTCTAGAAGAAAGTTTTGATATTTCTCCCATAGTCTGACGTTCAGTCATCATGATTTTATTCCTTCCACCTTCTATTTTTGATATTGCTGTAATTGTATCAAAGGTATCTTTGAACGATTTTCCACTCAAAGAAGAGATTGTATTTATTGCCTGAATATGATCTGCAGTAAGTCCAAATTGTCTTTGTATTAATGTTGCAGTTTCAAGCATTTGATTATTCATAGGTGCAATAAAACCTAAGCTTTCTGTCATACTTGTAAATGCTTCTGATATTCCTTTTACACTTAGAAATAGAGGACCTGATGTAAGAGCCATCTCCTGGAAGTGGTTCATCATTGCTCTAGACTGAGTTTCGCCTATACCTAGATTCTTTGCAAATTCAAATACTTGACTATTCCAACCTGATATTAATGAGAATATCTTTTTTGCTATATTTGCTATGAAATCAAAAGCAGATTTTAATCCACCAAGTATCATATTATTTGCTTTATTAACTAGACTAAAAGCTACAAGAGGATCATTAAGGTTTTCTTTTATTGCTTTACCTGCTGATTTTACTCCTACTATAAAAGTATCCCATTTTGATATTTTTCTCTTTTCTATTTCTGCTTTTTTTGCATATTCTACCATATCTGCTAATATATTATTTCCTAAACCTAATTTATTAGCAAATATTTTCATTATATCACCAGATACTCCTAATTCTTTATTTATTTTCTTTTCTGTTTTAAGAAGATCTTCTGTAAATTTTAATTGAGTTTGATTTAATCTAATAGCCGCCTCAGCTTCATCAATAGATAATTTTTCTACATCTAGCGCATCTTGTCTAAATTTAAGATTTTGTTCTGCTAATTTTATTAACGTAGCATTTCCAGTTAATTTTTGTTTATCTAAATTAATTTGAGCTTGAGATACTCTTAAAGTTAGTTCATTAAAAGCTGACCCTTGTTTAGCCTTTTCTTTTTGTAAATCATCTAATTTTCTTTCATTGATGTATTTCTTTTGACTAATTACAGAAATTTCTTTTTCGAGTTCTTTTATATTTAATGTATCTAATTTAAGAGCATCTAAACGAGCATTTATCTTATCATATGATTTTATTTCTTTTTCAAGATCTCTCAATGATTCTCTTAAAATGTCTGCAGAGTCTTTTTGTATGCCTAAAGCCTCTTGCATTACATCTCTTAACCCCTTATATTTATCCCTAGCTTGATCTATTATTTTTGGATCTGGTAGTGGATTTTGATTTGGATCTGCCATTTTCTAGTGTGTATAGGTATAAATATCAAACATGACTACTTCTTAGGCTTTGGTTTCGAAACAAAATCCGGAGCCTTTGTCATAGCCTGTTTGACCTCGTCTGGTATCTTAAACTTTGACATGTCGGTCTTCTCTGTAACCTTTTGTTGCTGCTGGTTGCGCTGTTCTTCGACCTTTCCTAAGAATTCATTGATCTTCTTAAGGCTGAACTTTCGATGAGGAATTGGCATATTCCAGACGTCAAACCAGTTAAATCCACCATTTCCATGATAGACTAACTCGAAAACCTCTTGCATGTAGACTGCTCTATATTCCACTCCCGGGAAAGAAGAACTCTGCTGTCATCGGTAAATCAACCTCGGTCTCCTTTCCGTCTTTAAAAGTTACGGTGATCTTTGTAGATATGTCTGGGGTGATTTGATTGATATACTTCCTAAGCTCTACTGAGTCCTTTGCCATGAACGCTGTGTCGATGAACTCTCTGACTGTTTTTGCTGAGTAGTCTCCGTTTACTGATGTGATCTGGTGCTTCATTCTCAGACTGATCGCTCCTGGCTCAGTTCCTAGCGCTTTCTTTAGACCTTTTGCCTCTTCATCGATACGTTTATCGTCTCCTACAGTAAGTAGCTTAAATGTGATCTTATTCTTAGAGAAAGGCAGTGTGAATTCAAACTCATTCTTTCCAGTAAATATGCTCTCATCTATGGTCTTATATTCCATTGTCTGAAGGTCTGCATTTACTACTTCCTCTTCTCCTGTCTCTGGATGTGGTAACTTGAATTGGTAGTCCTTTCCGTATGCTAAGATCCTCGCTGCAATCAGAAGACCATTTCTATCACCAAGAATCAGATCATCGTATTTTACATCACTTGAGATCAGAGCTTTAAGCGTCTTCTCTATTGCTGTACCATTTTTCAGATTATTGATGTTTGTCAAGATGTCCTCATGCTTTGCTGTCATGTATTGCATCTCGATCTCACCTGCTGAAAGTGGATTTGATTTTTCGTAAACTAGGCCTTTTGAAGGTAGACCGACCATTTCTGTTGGAACCGTAAATTTCTGTTCTGCCATTGTAACTGTGTTTTATTATATATATCGAGGTTGTAAGTTTTCCTCTATCAGAAGAATATAACTGAATTTAGCTAAAAAGAAAAAAGCTCCTTTTGAGTGGAGCTTCTTTTTTATGGTGTTTTGGTATTGCTTAATAATTAAAGATCAGTAGTTGAGTATACAATAGTCCATTCCCAAAGTCAGTGTCAACTCTGTAGGATCTGACGTAGACCAGTCGTAGTTGCCGGCTGTGAAAGTCTTGATGAATGCTCCTACTATAACCCACTCACTTACGATATCACCAACTGGGCCAATGATATTCAAGGTTACATTTTTCTTATAGAAGTCTGAGTAACCATCGCGGCCAGTTACTGATTCATGATGCAGACGTACCCACTCCATACACGCTTGTTGTCCTGATGGTGATATAGGGTTGTATAGAGAGAGCTCCATGTCCTTCCACTCAGCCTTACCCTTTATCTTGAAGTAAGTGTTGATGTGGTCGAGCTTGATTTCTCCCATTTCTATACTAGGGGCTGACGCCTTTTTAATCATGTATGAAGGGATACCGTCGATGTACATTATGAACCTATTACTTACCGTAGGTTCAAATGCGGTATAAAATATTTCTGATGGATCTAATAGTCCTGCCATTGTAGTATCTTTTTAGTATAATTATTATGCTTTTGCTTTTTTCTTTGCTTCAGCGGCTTTCTTTTTTTCTGCTTCAGCTTTTTTTGCCTCCGCTTCTTTTTTCTTTTTAATATCAGCTGCTTTCTTTTCTGCGGCCTTTTTAGCTTCATCTATAGATCCAGCAGGTTTTACGTAAACTCTACTATTTGGATATTGTTTATTTATAATAGATGCAATGTGTTTGGCTTCATCTTCTGTTTTATATACCTTATCATTAACTGGTTCGTATTTTATGTTTGGGTATTTTCCTTCAGAAGAATAAATCTGCCAACCTGAAGCATTTTCATTTTCTTTAGGTTCTTCAGTCTCTGATACTGTTTTAACTTTTGGATCAGTTTTAGCTAATCTTATAAATTGAATTTGACCTTCTCCTGATTCTTGCTTATAAATATCTCCAGGATTAATAGCCCCTTTAACTTGTTTAGCTGACCAACCTTTTTTAAGAACTTGCCCATCATATGGAATTAATTGGAAATAATCCACAGCTTTCATGACTTTACTCTTATCTTTTGGAGAATAATAAAGAACCATCAATTGAGTCTCTGGGGTTTGACTTACTTCAAGTATTGCTAAACCTGGAGTTTTTTTAACTTGATCTCTTTGCTCAGGTGTAGATTCTTTTCCAACAAGAATTAAAGTTTTAATACCACCTGCTTTTAATTTATTATCAAGATCTTGTCCAAAAGCTTTGATGTCCTTATTCAAAGCTTCGCTTAGTACCTTACCCTTCACTGATTCGTAAAGGGACAAGGGTATTGCGATTCTTACTACGGTATTTCTATCCATGTTTGTATTTTATTAAATTATCCGAAAGTGACACCCGTCGGCAAGATATTGAAAGTTAAGTAAATGAATTCCGCAGTTCTAGTTGGCTGCAGGTATATGCTACCTACCAGCTCGTTTCTGTCTATTACTGATGGAGTGTTGTTTGTATCGTCCATTACTACTGAGAAACTATAAAGACCTTGTCTCTGCTGTACGCTTGCCAGGTATGGATTCACCGCGTTCAGGAACTTGTTTCTTGTCACCTGAGTGTTTGGTTCGAATACCAGTCCGTCTGCGATCTGACCGATGTAGTCCTTAAGCGCTATCAGAAGTCTTCTTACGTTAACTCTATCAAGTGCTGATGCTTTCTGCTGGAGTGTCTTCTGACCGTATATCACTGTACCAACTCCTGGGAATGTTGCGATCGGGTTTACTTTAGCTTGATATAGAGTATTTCTATCGTCGATCGAAAGCTTTCTTTCTGGCTGAAGCACCGTGCTCATTCCACCCCTTGTGAAACCAGCTGGAGCAAACCATTCTGCGCTGATCTTGTCATTGTACTCATATACCGCAGGCACCATCGTAGAAGCAGGAACGAAGTTAAGCTTTCCAGTTTCTGTTGATCTTACCTGTATCCATGGCCAATATGCTGCACCGTATGAGTTATCGTATGATTGAGCTGCAGTTGCTACTGTGCCTATATTTTGACCATATCCTACAAGATCAATTACTGCTATATTATCTCCTCTGTTTTGTGCCAGAGTTAGAAGTGCAGTGATTTGTGATGTTGCATTCTGTGAGTTAATACCTGGAGCATAGATTGTATTGAAGTTGTATGCGTCTGTATTTCCAAGCAGGTTGATTGCTATATCGTAGTTTGTTGGTACTAGACCCTGAATGTTATTTACTTGACTTCCAGCAGAAGTAGGAATACTTTCAAACATCTTAAGAGCTGCTATATTCTGTCCACCCCAAAGATCTCCTACCGCTCCAGAGAATGCTCCGTTTATAGATCCTGAACCTATAAGTGGTATTGAGCTTGTGTACTGTGCATTTGGCTGACCGAAAGAGTTTAAATAGTTTGGTGTTGGAAGCGCTACTGACTTAACCCTTACATAGTTACTGTTGTTGATATATGATCCAGTAGTCTGTAAGTAGTAGTTTCCTGTTGTAGGATCTGCTATGGCATTCTGAGTTTGGTTTCCTATAACGTACTCAATGTAGTTATTCTGGTTAGGATCGAGAGATAGGTTATTCCATGTTTCTAGTATTGTCTTACTATTTTGGTAATCATCTCCTCTACGGATAGCTAAGCTAAAGTAGCCTGATCCAGTATCTGCTGCAGTGATTTCCCATCTAATGTTTGCTGATGAACCTGAAACAAGAGCACCATTTGTAGCACTACCTGAGTTATTCATTATAGTACCAACAGATAGTGTTTCAAGAGTGAATGCAGTTATTGATCCTGATGCTCCTACATTTGCAGTTGCTCCAGTATAAGATCCTGATGCTACCCTAGTCACAAGCAATGAAGTACCTCCTTGTTGGAAGTAACCGAGTGCTGCCATGCTTGTAAGATATTCGTAAGCTGCACCACCAGATACGAAAGCAGCTCCGAAGATTGCTTTATACTGTGAATACGATGTTATTACCGTTGGAATATTTACAGGACCTGTTACAGTTGGTCCTATAATAGCCGCTCCTGCAGCAACCGGTCCTTGTGTTATTTGACTCTGGTCGTTCTCTATCGAAAATACGCCAGGGCTTAAAAGTGTTTCAGCCATTTATGTTGTTGTTTTTTCTACTAATAAATATCAGTAATTTCTTACGAAATTTCTCCTGTTTCTATATTTATCGTAACATCTCCATATTTGGACTTTATCTCTTCAAAAATATCTTCTTCTTGGGATTTTAGAGCTTTTATCCTCTTTTTTTGCTCTTCTATTTTGAGCTCTATTGATATTTTCTGGAATTCTAATTCTCCTAATTTTGAAGCTATTTCTAGTGCATCTTCTCTTATGAGATTTATCCTTGAGAGTTCGTCCGCTGTGAGTTTTTCCATAACGCTAATTTTCTATAAATATCAAGGATTTTCAATAAGATTTTGTATTTGTTGCAAGAATTCTAGATCTCTTTGTTTATTTATTTCTATTTCTTTTAACTCATCTGGTGATAAATCTGATTGTGTTACCTCAATAATATCTTCATAAACTATAGTATCTCTAATATGTTCAGATATTTCTTGCCCATTTTCATCTAAGATAGGTAAACCTGTTTCTAAATCTATTTTTTTTCTATATACTGGGATAGTTATATACATGTTTTATTTTTTTTAATATGTTACTTTTAATACAGGTAAAACTGGTGTATTTACGTAAGAAGGTTGATTTAGAAAATATGAGCCAGTTGCCTGTGAGCAAGTTGGCGCTAAAGCTAAACTATATGCTTGAGAACCTGATCTAATAAATGCTACCGTATGTGCAATAGTACTTCCAGCAACCGTACTTATTCTAGTTCCTAATAAAGGATTATAGCATATACCATAAACATTACTGTTAGAAAAAGTCCATCTAAAATTAACATGTCCACTAAAGGCAACCCAGTAGATAGTATCTGCTTTTAAATTTATAGGACTTAAATTTTTAGAATGTATTAAATTACATGGTGTACTAATAGATGATTCTATTGTTCCAGATGTTAGTCTATATTCTGGTAGATTTGTTGTAGAATTGTTTGAATATATCCCACAACTTGCTGTCATACCAGCTTGTCCACCTCCTGCAATAGACATTGTTGTCATTGTACAATCTTTATTTATTATTACTGGTGTAAATAATACTCCTCCAAAAGATGTTGCAGCCGCTGTATTAAATCCATTAAAATCTCCAATATAAATATTAGGACTAATATACCCAATATTATTTGTAGGTGCAAAAGATGGTCCTATAGTATAAGATGCAGTATTTGCAAAACTTGCAGATAATGCATTTGTAGAATAAGATGCTGAATCCGCTAAAATAACCGTAGTATAAGATGCTGTAGATGCATTAATAGTATGTGAAGATGAGTATACAAAAGATGCAGTTACATATAAAGATCCAGTTATTCCTCCAGTTATACTTAAAGATCCAGATACTACTGAATTATCTTTTGACGTAAAATTATTATTTATACTAAAATTTCCCATATAAAAATTAATACGTTACATTTAGACTAGCTCCTACTGGAATAGACATAGATCCACCTCCTGAACCAATTTTAACTCCATACGATAATGGAGTTATTGATGATATAGTTTGTGGTAAAGATATGGGCATTGATCCCGTACTTGCTATTGAATATCTATAATATGCTAATTGTTTTAGTGAATTTGTTAATGTTGGTTGTGATACTCCTAATAATGGATTAAACATCCTATTAAAAGGAGAAAATAAAAAAGGAAAAGATGCGTTATTTAACCAGTTTATTGTTTC